TGTGGGCAAAGGTTCTAACTACGTCGCGGCCAGTATAATTATCAGTTCTTGATCTTAATATTGTGAGAGTTCCTCCCCATGTACCACGCGTGATAACTCTCCATGGCCCTTTAACTAAAAGTTGAATGACTGGAGTTGAAACGTTACTTGTAATGGTTTGAGTGAATGAGGTGCTGTATCTAATTTGATTAAATTTATATAAGCTGCCTACGTTTCCAGTGGTAAACATTGGTGCTGTAGAGTTAATTAAAACTGGATAACCATCGTGCATTAATCCTTCAGCTGGCGTAATTGGATGGACTGTACCCGTACTGTTTCTAACTACGGCAATCGCATCAGTTCTTTTCTCTTGAATAAAGGGGCCATTGGTATAGTTAAAAGTCTCTAATGACCAAACTGTATCAGAGGTATGAATTAGTTTTCTTGGTGCATAATTAGGATGGACTAAAAATAATACATCATTTGATTGCACATATTTAATATCTTTTAATTCTGATTCTGAATATGGATGAGCGACCTCAACTGGAGTTCCAGTATTTAAAATTAAACCGCCATCTTTATAGAATCTGAAATAGTATTCGCCACATTCGATTACGTAAGCATTGGTAATTGATACTTCAAAAGGAATTACTCTGCATTTTTTAGTTGGAGTTTTAGATTGACCAATGAATCTTAGTCCAGGTCTATTACTAATACCGCCCTGAGGATGCACAATAAAGTTTTTAGCTTTTTTTAAAGCCGTAGAATACTTTTGAATATCTACTCTTGAATATAAAGAAGGTGAAAATTCACCACCTGAAAACGTAGGTTGTATTAAATATTGTGGCATTTATCTACTCTCCACTAATCCAGAATAATTATTTCTTTTATTAACGCCTTCACGTGCGTTTGAAAGTTTTGCTCTATCTAAAACTTGCTGATAAATTGTCATAAGATCTTTGGCAAGTGCAATATTTCCAGATATATTTTGAGCTAATGAAGATGCTAATCTATATGAAAGGGCATCTATAAAGTTACCATCGTATAGGTTTGGATCTGTAACTTGATAAGTATATTCGATCCAAGCTAATTCCAAGTTAGTTGCAATACATTTTTGTTTAGTAACTGGAGTTAACATCTCTTGATGCTCATCGGGTAATTGATTTGCTGCCGTGTTTGCGTTGAATACCTTACGTACAAATAAACATTGAACTGGATACGTATAAAGATAATCCCATATAGGCACAGATTCGCCACTTACTAGGGCCAATTGCTCCATAAGTGTAGCAAAGTTCCAGGCATTATCTCTTAAAACAGAATCACGAACAGTGTCATAAATAAGACTACATGAACGTGCTGCTTGAGTATTTTCAGTTAAACTTGAGATTGTTCTTTGCCCTATATGATTAAGGGCGAGGTTACATATTTCTATCTTAGATGACATTGCTACCTCAAAGAAAGAGGGCCGAAGCCCCCTTTGTTAATTCTTTTTTGATCGAGATTTATTAGTCTCTTTCTTTTCTTCTTTAGGCATATCGATAATTTCAAAGTGTTCAATTGGATACTCAAGATCTTCATCAATTTCAACGACTGAATCTTTGTCGTGATATCTTCCTAAAAACCCAAATGAATCATGAATTGCCTTAAGCTTCATTCATTATACCGATTGAATTGGAGCGTCTAAAACTAGCTCGGCAGTAAATGCACCAGCTGTTAAGGGGCCTGTTTGAACATCGTAGTATGCACGAATGTATCTTTCACATCCAACTGGAATTCTACCTTTGAAGGCAATGTATCCAGCAACTAAAGAAGCTTTACCAATTGCACCTGTTTCAAGTAGAACCTTTGGAGATGAAAAACCAGAGTTATCATCACATTGTAATTGGAAGTTTACAGTCGCCGCACCTGCCGCAGTTGCTGCAGTTGTACAAGAAACTATAAAATACAATTCGTCTTCTGCTGCTGCACCTGCTGATCCTTGATCAATAATGTTAGTAGATGCCGCTGCTGCCGTAACAGCTTGAGCGTTTGAAAAAATTAGTTCGTTATCGATAAACATATTTTACTCCATAATTAAAGGGGCCATGGCCCCAATTTAAAATTAAACTACTGTAGCTTCTGTAGATAAAATTTGATCACATCTCTTAACAGGAATACCGTCAAAAGATAGAACATGCTTACCTGCAATTTGCTCTAATAATAAATGTACGTTTGATTTGTTAACAATTTGTCTTCTTAAGAAAGATCTAACTGTTCTGTTAACGTAGAATACTGGAGTTCCCATATTTAAGTTATCGATTTTCTCAATAGCTTGAACCATAAGATCCAATAAATCCGCTCCAGTTGCAGCGTTTTTAGTTAATAAAGCAACATCTACGTTACAGATACGAACTACATATCTCCAGTCTCTTACTGTAAATCCAGCATCAAACTTGTAGTGAGTTCTGTATCCTTCATATCTACCACCGTTAACATCTAATAAAGTTTGTTGACCAAGATCTTCGTGAGATAGACCAACTTTTGAACCTTTTGGATAGATACCATGAACAGTATTTGGCCCCCAAACAACTAGCCAGATAGAAGTGTTAGTTGAACCAGCACCACCACCGTTTAAAACGTTGAATGATGAAGCTGCGTTTGCAGATACCATTGTGTTATAACGAGGAGCTAAACCACCAAATTTTTCTGGAGAAACAGTTGTATCACCATAGAATAAAGTTTGAGATAAAGATTGATTGATACCTTCGATAAATGCTTTATCTTCTGACATTCTAAAAGCCGCAGTATTTCCGTTAAGATCTGCCAATGCTTTATCGATTTCAGAGTAGGCTTCAAGCATACCGCATGCATCTTTGATTTGAGTTGTAACAGACTTATTTGGTTGAACACCGTAGTTCAACATTCTCCAGGTAGCTGAAGGCAATCCAGAACGAACAGTTGTTCTATGTCCAGTTCCATCGTTACATTCAATCCAAGGCATGTCTTCTAAGATTTCGTTTTGTTGAGTTAAGATCTCTGCGATTACGTCGATCTTTCCGCCCTCTCCTTGTCTTTTTGCAAGATCAAGTAAAGTTAATTTTGAAGCACCTAAAGTTGCCATATATTCCCCTATATTTAGAGGCATCTTGCTATTATTTTAGGTTTGCTTCTTGCTTAAAACCGTTTTAATTAATTCATGTTTGGATAAAGCGACTTCGCTGCATCCTTTGTACCTTCTGATTTTTTCCCATCAACAAACTTGTCATCAGAATAATTCTTTCCGACATTAATTAGAAATTTAACCACATCTTTATTATTACCTAGTCCTGTTTGATTCAATAGATTAGTCAGTTCGGGCGTACCGAATTGCTTTACTACTTTAGCTATGTAAGCCTGATCTTCCTTTAAACTAGGGCCTAATTCTTTTATAGTTTCTTCTTTCCATGCGTTTACTTGATTCTTAAAGTCGTGTTGAATTTTCGTGTTCATTTCTTGAACATGCTTTGATTGAATATCAACCAATGCTTGTGCCTGCTCCTGGCTTAACTTCAAATCCTTTGCAGTCTTCTTAAATTCATCAGCGACATTTGGATCAAGCACTAACCCATCTGGTAACTTAAACTCGGCATACTCAATTTCTTTTTCAGCTTCTTTTGAATCTGTTTTTACTTCTTGATTAGCTTTTGTTTCATCACCATTGAGTGCATTTTCTAAAATACTTTTATCACTCGTTTCGTTTGTAGTAGTTATTTCAGTTGTTTTGGCTTCAGTTGATTGCATTGATTCACTTGCAACTGCTTCGCCTGTTAAAGTGTTTTCTTCCATTATTTACTCCTCTTGTTTTTTCCACTCTCGGAAAAATATTCGTTTTGAATTTTTGACAATGCGTTTTTATTGGCAGTTGTAAGTTCATTTAAAACAAACAGACCAACGTCTCTACGCCCTTCCAGGTATGCCATCGTGGTATTATTGTCATTGAAACATGATATAAAAACTTTAGCTTCACTTAAAACTCTCCATAAGAACCTTCGTCCCTCTGGAAGATCTAATATCTTTTTAATATCAGATAGATCACGTTCACGAATCTTTTTTCTTTCTTCGTCAATCCTATCTTTCTTTTCTTGAATTTCATCAGCATCAAAATCAAGCATTCGGTCTTACACCCATTAAGGCATCAAGTGCCGAATTATTATTCATCTGTGTTTCTGATAATGTTTTTGCACCTTGAACCATTGATTGCATGTTTTGTGCTTGTTGTGCTTGTGCTTGTGCTTGTGCCCTTTCATCACGTATCTTTTTAATCTCTTCTTTAGATCTTGATATTCGTGGAGAAACACCTAGCATTTCACTGTATTCAATGGCAGCTTCATCAAAGTCAATTACATCTAATACTTCAGGTTTAACTGCTGCTAATCCTCCAACAAACTGAGTCGCTTGTTGAATAGCAGTAGTCCCAACCATCTTTTGTGCCTGAGCTAACATTGAAACGTATTCAACATTTATATCCATGCCCTCTAATTCTTTTGGAGCTTGAGGCAATACATTCATTCTATGTAAATAATTATAAGTAATATCGATCAATGGATCTAGCATCTCATTTTCAATTCGTTCTAAAGTAGGGCCTAACATTAATAACTTTTCTTCGTGTCGCTCTACAATTTCACGTGCAGTAACACCGCTTCTAGTATCTCCTTGCATCATTAAAAACATATCTGTATAGAAAAACTTATTGATTGATTGCTTAGTATCTTCTATGGTCATCCTCACATCATTAATATTTGGATTGATTTGATAAGAAGGGCGGGCACCCGCGTTTGGAACCGATGAACTCGATCGCGTGATGCCGCCTGGGAATGTATTTACTTCGTCTACACTTGCATCTGTTAAGATTGGAGGATTAATCACCTTCTCAACTGCCTCAAGTTTTTGACGTTGTAACTTTTGTAACATCTTCACATCACCCAACGCTTCGACTGAAGGGCCATAACCCCACACATCTGAAGTCGTAGTCACGCCCCATCTTGCACCAATCACTGGAAAGAACTGAAAGCCTGATTCTTTTAAATATTTTCCATCAGTTCCATTTTCTTCCCAATAAACAGACATGAATTCCATGTTCTTATTGTCTTTCTTGTTCATGTCACGTTTATAATTAGGCCCAACATAATGTCTTATCTTAATCCAAATTTGATATTTCTTTTCTAGGTAAGCACGTTTAACAGTATCACTACAATTTTCAATTCCAAATTGATCTACAACTTGAAGCACAGTCATTTGAAACTCGCGTGCAAATTGATTTGCTCTACTCTTTGAATTAGTACCGATGAAATATTCACCAGCGGTATATGATTTACCTCGTACGTAATCAGTAAAGTCTTCTTCTAAAGATGCCGCAGTAGTTCCAAAAGCACCTAATTCTTCATAAGATGAATTAAGGATTCCGTATATGTTTGACTTTGAATAAACATCTAAGATCGCTTTTTGAACATCTTCCAGGTATTCCTTTACAGGTCTAAACTTCATTAACTCTGCATCAGGTAAACTTAATCTAAACCAAGGTCGAGATGGTGAAGTTAACCCTGATGTTAAGCCCGAACTAA